ATGTTTTCTTGAACAAGGAAACGAATGACAAGTTCGCCAAACTGCGGTTTCTCTCCAGGATTATACAGAGCAGAAAGAGGAGTTTCTGTTGTGGTAAATCCAATACTGAACGATGGGATATTTGCTGCCTGACAGAAATATGATACGTTAGGTAGAGTATGAATTTGGAATTTAAAACCATTCGGTTTCAGGTAATCAAGATCGCTCGGTTGCGAACTTCCCCAAGATCCCTCACTGATGTTTGTTGTTGTGGATATTACCATCTATTCCTCCATTACGTATATTTATAATGAAAATGGGGGAAGCATTTCTGCTCCCCCCAGTTTCTTAGTAACCCTCTCTCTAATGGAGAGGTATCGATTACATAAGGTTCGAAACCTTAACGCGACGGTAGTAGTGGTTGCGGTTTGCAGTGAATGTATCCGCATCTGTTGTTCCGTCCGACTTAAGAACGAATGGGTTAGCAATCATCCCGTAACGAGTCTTGAAACCAATTTTTGGTTGGAAGGTGTTAGGGTCGATAGCACGAACCATTTGTAGTGGAACGTATGGGCAATAGAAGATACCAGCGTCATAAGCATTCGCACCCTTATAACCAACAACATAGAACTGCGATGCAGCACCTTGGTTTGCTGAATATGGATCAACGTATACCTTGTAACGACCGTTAAGAACACCAGCAAAAGTATTACCTGTGTCATCAACGTTCAGAGTTGGCGAACCGTTAAGTGCACCACCTGTGTCAAGCATACCTGCCATTGCAAGAGCAGCAGCAACGTCTGACGAACAGATGATGAAGTTACCCTTACCGCGACGAGTGTCTTGAGCGATTACGTTAGCATCACGTTCGATGTTGAACAGAAGACCCTTGAAACGCTCAACCGACCAACGACCGTTTGAGTCAACGTCAAGATCGAAAGTACCAGCAGTTGCTGTCGAAGCAGCACCTGGCTTAGCAACCTTATAGATCGTACGGATAACTTCGCGGTTGATTTCAGCAAGAATTTCTTGTGAAAGGATGTTCGAGAGTTCTGACTCAGCGTCAAGACCGTGAATTGCCTTGAGATCCTGAGCAAGTTCTACTGTGTATTCTGCTTTAAGAGCACGTGTCTTAGCAGTTACAGTTGTCTTCTCGATGCTGAATGCCATCTCATTGAAGTCAGTTCCGCCTGATTCACCAAGTGCTTCAGCGTCAGCAGTAGCAATACCAGTACCTGTGGTGTAAGAACCATCAACTGGGTTTGAACCAGCGTGAGTTCCTGTACCAGCGAAGTCAGTATCTGCTTCGTTGAAGAGTGCTTCAGTGCCAGATTGTGTGCTGTAGCGTGACTTCATTGCGAAGATAAGACCAACTGGTCCAGTCATTGGTTGAACGCCAGCAACGTCATATGCCATCAAGTTAGGCAGCGCACGACGAACGAGCGAGATTAGAATTGGATCGTAGTTATCGATGCCAGAGCCTGTAGCGTTTGCTGGAGTTTCGAACAACGCAGTCTTTTCTTCTTGAAGAGCCTTTTGTTGGTTTTCGAGAACAACTGCAGTAACTGCACGCTTGTAGGAATCCTTGATTTGTCCCATACCATCATGGTTTAGGACAGGCTCCCACTTCTTTTGTAGAGATTCTGAAAGAAACATTTTTTTCTCCTTGTAGGGTTTTTTATTTCAACTTATTATTTATATTTATTTAGATTTGAGATGACATTTTGTCTAGAACCTTCGTATACTTCTCCATAAGAGGAGATCCAGCATACGCATTAGTTTCATCTAGACCATCAGTCATCTTTTCTTCCGTGTTAGGTTGTGCTTTAGGGAAATAATTTTCTCTAATGACATTCAACTTTTCTTCGAAAATTTCTGCGTTCTCGAATTCTACATCAGCAACAATACTTACAAACTTCTCAGCATCGGTCTTAGCGAGGTTTTCAGTAACCGCGATAAGTACGCTCTCTCTTTGAAGTTTAGTATTTTCAGCATGCAGTTCTACATTTGCAGTCATAGTTTGGTCCACACGAGCTTGAAGGTTTTCAATCTCGACTTGCATTTCACCAAGCACATCATATTTCTCTTCAGGAACCTCAATATAGTGTTCCGAAAACAGATTCTTAAGTCCTGCAATAAACGACTCAGTGATGTCTGAACGGAGACCGTTCTCAACAGCGAGTTCGTTTTCAGCAATATACTGTTCAGCGACATAAGTTAGATAAGAATCAACCTTTTCAACGAGGTCATCCTTAAATTCTTCCATAAGAGCAGCAGCTTCTTGGATAAGTGCTTCTTCGAGTGCTGCTGCTTTAACGTTGACCGATGCAGAAACCATTGCTTCAAACAGCGATGCTGCCTTGCCACGGAATTCTTCAGTTAGATCTTCGTTACCGTCGAATAGAGTTGCGAGTTCTGCTGAGAAATCTTCTTCGAGATCTTCTTCAGCATCTTCGTCTTCATCTTCGTCTTCGATATCGTCTTCAATCAGATCGTCGTCTTCTGGTTCAACTTCTTCTTTATGAACGTTGCCCTTAGAAGATGGTTGATTTACAACCGATCTTGGATCAGCAACAGTAGTGAAGTTTGGTGCATCACCTGGACCAGATGCAGGACCTGACGAGTCGGAAGTATCCTTAGCGTTTACTGCAACCTTTGCGCCTTGGTTTTCGTCAGCATCACCATCACGGTCTTGGTGTGGTGCGTCTGCTGAAGAACCTTGACGTGGTTGAGTTTGGTCACCCGATGTGTTCGACTTAGCTGCTTTCGAGGTATCTTTACCATTCGAAGCACCCATCTTTTCTGATGAAGATGTGACCGAACTACCTTGCTTTGGTGCGGTCATATCACCGTCAGAAGCTTCAGTAATCGCTTGCTTTCCAGCAAGCAACTCTCTGATTTTTCTTTCTACAGTCATTTTTTTCTCCTAAATTTCGGATCTTAGTCTTTTATTTATAATAAAGAAACTTTAAATTCTAGCAAGTCTATTGAGGAAATTCTCAAAAACTACCATCTTTGCTTCTTCGAGTTGCTTTTTGCTCGCCTTCTTGATGACCTTTTTCGCCATATCATTTGCTTGTTCAGTCCACAGACCGTTAACAATCACCCATTCTTTATTTTCCATAATCCCTCTTACGAAAGCATCAGGAGCAGAAGGATCCGCAACAATATCTGCTGCGGTTGCAAGATGGAAATCGTCTTGGACGATCTGAACCCCATCTCTATTCTCTTTCAGAGTACCAAGTCCTCTTGAAGAAACGCCAAGTTGACCACCTGATTCAATCAAACCACGGGCAATATTACCCATAGGAGTATCAGTGATCTTCGCTTTACCCATCCAGTTATCGCCATCTCTATAGAGTTCGGTAACGATATGAGATACACGGTCGAGGTTAATTGAAGGACCGTCTGGGTGACCAAGTTCGCCGAATGCTCTCTTGTTGTTCACTGCTTCAGACATGTAACGCTCAACTTCTTTTTCCATAATCTCAGCAGGATACATACGTCCATTACGATTCTTGAGATTTGATTGTAGGAAAACACCTTCAATGTAGAGGGATTTCTTACCGTCTTTTTCTTCAGTGATATAACGAACGTTGTCGTTTACTTCAGTAATAAGTTTCATTATCCTAAATCTCCTTGGTCCTGATGTTGCTGCGAACCATATCCAGAAACCTTAGCAAGTTCTAGAACTACTGAACCAGTACCTGACGAGAAATCTACGACGATGTCTGAACCGTTTTCTTCGTTGTCAGACCAACCCATGAATTCCATCTTACCAGATCCTGAAAGATAGTACAGAACTTCCCCGTCTCTCGCAATAGTAGCAGTGGTTGCTACTGCACACGCCCAATGAAGAGTGCGAATGTTCGCCTTTGGTGAAGATTGAGTTTCTGAAGTCTTCTTCAGATCGGTGGCAAGCGCGATGGTAGCGGATCCCGTGCCACGCACTTTCACCACACCATGAACCTGTGTTAGTTTTAGAACCGCCTTAGTTGCCATCTAATATTCCTTACTGGTATCTTGCTTTTTTCTGATTACGAAGGATCTTGAAATCGTGTCCGTC